CCGCTCGGCCCAGTCGATCATGTTTTGCATCTTGCCCGCGGGTTCCTCGTCGCCGACCGCCATCGAGTACGTGTCGGCCGCGACGACGTCGATCAGCGCCCGCACGTCGGCCGGCAGCCATTGCGCCAGCTCGGCGTCGGAGTAGCCGAGCCCGTCGCTGTTGAACATCCAGCCGTTGAGGATCACGGTCGTGCGGACCTGCCCGCGGCTGAGGATCGGCAGCGCGTGACGCTGCATCTGCGCCCACTGTGCCGGCGTGCCGGCTTCGCCCTGAGGCGGGTGCGCCGAGTTGCCCGGCTCGTGATGCAACGCGATGAACACAGGCACGCCGAGCCCGTCGAGCCGAGCCGCGAGCGCCTCGAGATCGTTGTCGTACGTGCCAGCCCCGACCCCCGCCCAGCCCGGCACCTTTGCCGAGATCATCGGCGCCTGCCCGGCGGCGACCGCCTCGGCGATCCGCACGGGGTTGTCGGTGAGACTCGTCAGGAAAATGCGCCGCGCCTGCAACCCGGGGCCGACCTCGCTGACGCGGGTGTCCCACGTCGTCGTCGGTGCGCTCATCCCGAGCAGCGCCTGCCCGCCCGTCGGAGGCGGCGGCGGCAGCTCGCCGTCGATGATCGCTTGCAGCCGGTCGATCTCGGCCTGCATCGTCACCCGTGACTGCTCCCAGGTCGATGCGCCCGTGGCGATCGCTGCGTCTGCGTCGGCGCCCAGCGCCGTACCCCGCTCGGTGAACGTCTCTGTCATGGTGTCGCCCCTTCATCGAGTGAGCCGAGCACGGTTCGCAACGCCTGCGTCAGCTGCTCGGTCGTGACGACGCCGGTCGGCAGAGCCGCGGCGAGGGCGGCCGCGAGTGCGGTCGGGTCCTCACCGCCGGCTGCGAGGTAGAGCAGCCGAGCCGCCCGCGCCTTGCTGCCCGGGGTCGTCGGGTCGTTGACCTCACGGTTCCAGACTGCGTCAGCGACTAGCTCGGCATCGGCTGGGGTCAGAGGCACGTCGTCAGCTCCCGGGTCAGGCGCGCCAGCGGCGAGCCATAGCGTCAGCCTAGGCCCCGGACAGGCGGTCGGCCGAAAATGCGAGTGAGGCAGCAGCACGTCGCGAGCGTTCAGCGCCGCCGGCGCCTGCGTGATCGCGTGAAGCATGGCCGGCGTCGGGACGTCGTCCATCCCGAGCAGCCCCAGCACGGAGCCGTGCGTCAGGTTGCCCTCGCCGCTGTTCGCAGCGTTCACCCGATCGACGCCGCGGCCGGTGATCAGCCGCCCGTGCTGGCAGGCGACGAGCTGATAGGCGAGCGCGGCGTAGGGCGGCCGCTCGCCCATCTGCGACGCCTCCATGCCCCGGAGCCGTCGAGCGCACTCGTCGTGACTGCCGTCCTCGAGCGCCCACCGCCCCGGCTCACCGGGCCAGTGAACGGCGACGCCGGCGTAGGGGTAGGGCTTCGGCCGCTTGTCGGCACCGTTCGCTTCGCTCGTCCACGACGCTCGCCGGTCGACCTTCATCAGTCGCTCAAAAACGCGATGCTGTCGAGATAGAGCGTGTCGGTGTTCGTGTAGCCCGAGCCGACGACGAACGCGCCCGAGCTGCCGACCGCGACGGCCGCGAGGGATGACGCCTCGCGAACGATCAGGTTGACCGACTGCGCCGGCCGGAACCCGACCGGCAGAGTGAACGGGGTGTTCACGACGCCGCTGGGGCGGGTGACGTTGCCGCGCAGCCGGACGACGTTGCCGATCTTGCGATAGCCGACCGTCGAGCCCGTCCACGGGGACGCGAATACGGTGATCGCAACCCAGCCCGTGTCAGCCGTGAGCGTCGAGTCGAGCAGCTCGACCGCGGCCTCTAGCCAGTCGTGGTGCGCGAAATGACCCAGAGCGCCGGCGATAGGCCCGGGTGGTGCCGCGGGGACGATGCTCATAGGTTCACTCTCTCATCAGGCGTACTGATAGCCGGTCACGCGCAGGCGTGGCACGTTCGCGCCTGAGCCGGTGACGATCACGACATAGGTCAGGCTCGACGTGATGCCGCTGCCGATGACGAGCACTCGAGTGCCGGTCGGGAAAGTCGTCTCCCCCCAGCCGTCCAGCGTCAGCCAATGAGCGCCGGCCGTGATCGACTCGCGCTGCCGATCCTCCACCGCCGAGCCCGGCCATGACGCCGGCAGCGTCGAACCGCCGGCGGAGCCGAGCACGATCGTGCCGGGACTCGAGCCGACCGAGAGCACGGTGACCTCAACCTCGACTTTCGTGATCGTCCAGCCGGCCCACGCCGCCGAGATCGACGGGAACAGGACCAGCGAGCGCAACGCGAGGGAACCCGGCGGCCCTGCCTGATAGGCGTTCGGGGTCGCGCCGCTCTTGTTCGTCGGGTCATAGGTCGCCGCGTCGGTCGCCGAGTACGTCAGCGTGCGGGTCGTCTTGACCAGGGCGGTGACGACGATCCCGGTGACGTTGCCCGACGACGGCTCGAGGGTCGGCCCGCCCGAGTAGCGCACGTTCAGGGTGCGGGTGCCGGCCAGCGGCATCACGCAGGCCATGATGAACGCCCCCGCGCTCGTGATCGTGGCGGAGCTGACGAGCGTCGTGCCGTCCCAGACCTCGACGCCGCCGGAGGCGACGAACGCTGCGTTTTCATCCTTCACGTTCACGGTCAGCAGGACCGTCTCGCCGACCTTCACGCTGAGATCGTTCGCCGTCGCGGTCGTCGTCGTCGCCAACCGAATGTTGCCCCAGCGTGCGACGTCGCTGACGCCGTACTGCCGCGAATGATGCAGCCGGCCGGCGTCGTCACGGTCGACGGTCATCACCCAGCCCTCGACGAGCCATGCGCCCGTGCCGGCCGGGGTGTTCGGGGTCGCCGTCACCCCGTCGGCGAGCAGGACGTCGTTCACGTTGACGTCGATCAGCTGCGCCCAGAGAGCGTCGGCGATGCCTGCGAAATCGACGAGCAGCTGCGGAGCGTCCCAGAACGGGTCGGCCCAGTGACCGAGCACGATCGCGCCCAGCATCGACGCGTCCGCCTCGGTCGCGAGACGGGTGTCGAGCGGCAGCGAGCGCCGGCCGAACTTAGCGATCATCGGCGCACTCTCGACGATCACAGAGTCGCGCTCCGCCGGCGACGTCACGTCCGGGCCGTACGTCACGGTGATCGAGTTGTAGACGTTCCCCGAACGCTGGGCCCAGCCGACCGGCGCGAGGATGTCAGTCATCGCCAGGGGGACCTCGACGCCGCTCGGCCTGTTCAGCGGCCCCTGATAGCGCACGGCGCCGTTCTCGTCCTCCCAGACGAACGAGCCCGTCATCCCCGCCAGCTCGTGCAAGAGATCGAGCGCCGGCGCCGTCTCGGCGACGCGGGCGAGCAGGTTCAGCGTGCCGGCGTCGTTGACGACGGTAAACGGCAGCGCGGCGGCGATCGTCGTGACCCGAGCGGCCTCGGTCGCTGCGCCGAGCGACGGGGTGAACGGGAAGATCGCAACCTCAGCCGTCGTGCCGATCGCGGTAACCGACGTCTGCAACGACACGGCGTCGGCCTGCGCCGACAGGTCGGTGATCCGGCCCGTGAACACTCGACGTCGAGGGACGACCAGGGTGCCGACGTCCCAGGCGTCCGACCAGTGATCGTCCCAGGTGTCGGACCAGAGCCCGCCGCTCGCCTGGTCGTACTCGAGGATCACCGGCATGCCGGTCGTCAGCTCGATCGAGGTCGTGCCGTAGCTGAACGAGAGCGGCCCCAGCCAGTCGAACGACACGGCCGGCGGCTCAGGCTGAACGCCGGGATCGGAGCGGCCATAGGTGTGAGTGAGCGGCAGCACGACCCGCAGCGGGTCGACGTAGACGCCGCCGACCCGCACGCACAAGATCGAGGGTTCCTCCCCGGTGTACGGGACGGTCACCATGCGAGCCGCCGCGGCGAGCCGCTCTGCCGGCCGATGCGCTGGTCGTGGCCGGACAGGATGCGCTGAATCGCTCGAGCGGTGCCCTCCGGGTCGACAGCCCCCTGAACGGTGATCGTCGTCGTGGCGCTCCCGGTGGCCGGTGCGCTCATCAGCGACTCGGGTGCCAGAGCCGTCTCGAGCCCCGCACTCATCATCGCGAACCCAGCCGGAGCGGCAGCCGCCGCGTCACCGCCGCCGCCGAACAGCCCGCCGACGAACCCGAGCACGCCGCCGAACGCGCCCTTCACCTTGTCGATCGCGCCGGTGATCTTGTCGAAGATCCCAGAGAGGAACCCCCAGAGCGTGTCCCAGGCGCCTTTGATCTTGCTCGCGACCGTTTTCACGACGCCCCAGAGCGCCCGGAATACGGCGATGACGACGTGAACCTCAGCGGCCCAGACGGTGAAGATCCCCTTGACGACGCCCCAGACGCCGGAGATCACGGCCTTGATCGCACCGAACGCGACCGCCGTCGCGACCTTGATCGCCGCCCACGCCTTCGCGATCACGGCGCGGAAGGTCTCACTCTTTTTGTAGGCGACGACGATCGCGGCGACGAACAGGGCGATTGCGAGCACGACGAGCCCGATCGGGTTGGCCGTCATCGCCGCGTTGAACAGCCACTGAACCGCGGTCCATCCGACCGTTGCCGCCTTCACGACCGCGGCGCCGGCGGTGTAGAGCTTCATCCCGATATTGACCAGGACGACCGCCGCCGCCAGGCCGGCGACGACGCCTGCGAGTACGGCGATCGTCGTGGTGTGCTGCCCCGCGAAATCGCCGAACGCTTGTAGCGGCACCATCGCCGCCGAGATCGCCGGCAGCAGGACCGCGCCGAGCGACTCGCCCAGCTCAGAGATCGTCAGCATGAACGTCTGCCACTTGCCCTGAGCCGTATCGGCTGCCGTCTTTGCCTGCCCGCCAACGATCTTGTTTGTGTCAGCCTGAATCTTGCCGAAATCCTTGCTCTTGATCGCGGCCGCGCTGATCCCGGGAACGAGCTTTTTCAGCGCCGCGCCGTTGCCGTCGTAGGCCTTCGAGATCGCTTTGGCTGCGGTCGCGACAGGCACCCCAGCGGACGCCGCGACGTCCATCGCGAGCCCCGCCAGCTTTTGCGCCTCGGTGACCGAGTCCGTCGCCTGCGCCAGCGTCTGCAACGCCGGCCGCAGCTGGTCGTCGGCGACGCCGAGCGCCCGCCCCTGCGCGGTGATCCACGCCTCGGTCTGCGCGACCTGCGCCTGCGTCGCGCCTGCGCTGTTTTCCATCGCCTTAGCGAGCTTGGCCTGCCCGGCGGCGTCGGCCGCTGCGTTTTTCGCGAGCTTGCCGCCGATCGCAGCCATGCCGCCGAGCACCGCCAGCGCGGGCACGAACGCGGCCTTAGCCGTCGCGCCACTCTTGGCCCAGCCGCCCTCGGCACTCTTGATCGAGCGGCTCGCGTTTTTCACGCCCTTGTCGTCGAACGTCGACAAAATCGGAACGACGATCGCCATGGCTCAGCCCCCTCTCGGCAGCTGACGGAACGGCTCGCCGAGACGCTCGCTCGCCTGCCGGATCGTGTCGATCACGGCTCGCTCGACGGCCGGCATCGCGGCGGAGGCTGCCGGCCAGACGAACCTCGACGGGTTGCGGCCGACCGCGGCCGACAGGTTCGCCCCCAGGGTGCCGGTCGCCGCCATATCGGCGAGCACCGCGCCGCCGCTCTTGACGACGACCGCCACCAGCGGGAAGGTCCCGTCCGAACGCCGCTTGCCTCCCGTCTTTGCGCTCGCCTTGCGATCCTTGCTCGACCAGGCGAGCCGCCCCCGGCTCATACCCGAGAGCGGCGCAGCAGCCGGCAGCGCCGCGCCGACCGCCGTCTGCATCGGTCGCGTCGCGTCCCGCATGCCCTTTTGCAACTCGCGCTTGAGGGCCGGCTCGATCTCGCCGAGAGCCTTGAGGGTCTCCCGAACGCCGTAGACGCTCGCCGTCTGCGTCATCTGCGTCGGTGCCGCCTCTCTAGGACTACGGCCAGGGTATCGAGTGTTTGCCAGCTCTCGTCGATCAGCGCGGACGGTGCGACCTGCATCAGCACCGCCAGCTCGACGATCAGTCGGGAGGCGGTGCCGGCGGGGTAGGGTCCACGGCGCCCGCCGCGATCTCCGGGTCGATGTCGACGAGCGCGTCAAGGAGCTCGGCCTGAGAGCTGAACGGGTTGGCCTCGTCGAGCCGCAGCTGCTGCCAGAGCATCGTCGACAGGTCGCCCATCCCCATGCCGTTGCCGAGATCCGACGCTTTCTGCTTTGTCTCCAGCTCCCAGCCGACGACGGCCCGCGGAGAGATCTTGACGGTCAGCGGGCCGTTCCCCACGTCATAGGTCAGCGAGATCCTCACGACTCGTCGCCGGCATCGCTGAACAGCGGCCCGTCATGGACGTGCACGCGGCCCGGCTCGCGAGGCGGTGCCGGGTCGGCCCAGCCGTCGGGGGTCGTGACGACGCTGGTCGTGACGACCTCGACAGGTGCCGGCTCCGGCTCGACGACGGGTGTCGGCTCGTCGACGACGACGATCTCGACGGGTGGCTGCTCGTCCTCGTGGCGGGCCATCAGACGTCAACCCAGGTCAGGGTGCCGGAAATGCTCAGCGTCGCTGAACAGGTCATGGCGCCGTCCGCCGGGATCTCGGCCGAGAGCGCGGTGACGATCGCGCTACCGTTCCACTTGCTCGCGCCGCTCGCGGTGACGACGAGCGCCCCCGCGGTGCCGGCGACGAGCGCGGCGTGCAACGCGGCGTAGAACCCGGCCGCTGCGATGCCGTCGTAGAGGAAGTCGCAAGAGACCTCGCTCTCGACGCCCTGCGCGATCGCGACCGATCCGCCGAGCGTCTGGATCACGTCTGCGCTCGACGTCTCGTCGACGGTCGCTTTCGTGATCTGCGCCGTCCCAGCCTTCGCGGCATAGGTGAACGTTGCCACCTTGCCCGTGCTCGCTACTGCGACCACCTAGACCACTTCCTCATCCTCGACGTGCACGGTGAGCCCGATCTCGACTGCGGCGAACTCGGCCGCGCCGTATGCCGTCAGAGTAGGCGATGAAACCTCGCCGACGAGAGCCCCCGCGGCCCTCAGGATCGACACGGCCGCCCAGACGGTCGCCTCGAGCCGCTCGACGGCCGCCTCGTTCGTGCCGGAGACGCTGAGCACGACGGCCTTCATGCGGATCTCGCTCTTGTTCCACGTCAGCGGCCGCACCCAGGGATCGTCGGCGAGCAGGATCACCGCCGGTGCCTTCACGGCCTCCGGGGCGGCGGCGTAGACGTTGACGCCGTCGATGCCTGCGACCAGGGCGGCCGCGAGCGCCTCCCGCGCCTCTGTCATCGCTGGGATCGGCACCTAGTCCTCCACGTCGACAGTCACTCGCACGTCTACGGCGACCAGCTCGGCCGGCCCGTACCGCCTCAGCGTAGGCGCCGCAGCGTCCACGACGATCGCGCCGGCGGCGTCGAGCGCGGCGATCACCGCCCAGACGTCCGCCTCGAGCTGCGTCACGGCCGCGTCGTTCGTGCCGTTGCGGGTCAGCAGCGTCGCCGTCAGGTGCACGTTCGAGCGGCTGAACGTCAGCGGCGAAACCCAGGGCGAGCCCGGCCGCAGCAGCAGCGCCGGCGCCCGTACGGCCTTCGGGGTGCCGGCGTAGACGTTGAGCCACGGGAGCGAGATCGACAGAGCGGTGCCCAGCAACGCCCTCGCGTGCGTGACGGGGACGTAATTCGGGGCCGTCACGTCACCCGATGCGCCGCTGACGGCCGTAGACGTGCCGCTGACGGGCCAGGACAGGGCGGTGCGGGTGACTGCCCCGCTCGCGCCTGACAGAGCCGTCACGGTGCCGCTGACGGCCGCTGAGAGGGTCGTGCGCGTCACGGCACCGCTCGCGGTGCTGCTCGAGACGGCCGTGCCGCTCACCGCGAGCGCGAGCAGGGTGCGGGTCACGTTGCCGCTTGCCGCTGCGACCGCTGCGGCGGTGCCGCTCACGGGGTAGGCCTGCGGCCCAGCGGTCGTCTTTGTCACGTCGCCGCTCGCAGCCGAGACGGCCGCAGCGGTGCCGGTGACGGCGAACGAGCGCAGCGTGCGCGTCGCGTCACCCTGTGCGCTCGAGATCGCGGCAGCCGTGCCGGTCACCGCGAACGCGAGCGCCGTGCGGGTCACGTCGCCGCTCGCGCCGCTGGCAGCTGGAGCCGTGCCCGTCACCGCGAACGAGCGCAGCGTGCGCGTGACGTCGCCGCTCGCCGCTGAGACGGCCGCAGCGGTGCCCGTCACGGCGAACGAGCGCAGCGTGCGCGTGACGTCACCGCTCGCCGCTGAGACGGCCGCGGCGGTGCCGGAGACCGGCAGGCCCGTGCGCGTCACGGCCCCGCTCGCGGCTGAGACGACGGCAGCGGTGCCGGAGACGGCGAGCGCGAGCCCCGTGCGCGTGACGTCCCCGCTCGCCGCTGAGACGACGGCAGCCGTGCCGGTCACCGCGAACGCGAGCGCCGTGCGGGTCACGTCACCGCTTGCGGCCGACGTCGCGGCTGCGGTGCCGCTCACGGCGTAGGCGGTGCTCGCGCTCGTCGTGTCCAGCTCGACGCTCAGAGCGCAGCATGCGCCGTTGCTCGCGTTGCCGCTCGTGATCGTCGTCCCGGTAAAACCGCTGTTCGCCGACCCGACGAACGCCCCGCCCGTCGGGGTCGCGGTGAACGTCTCGCCGTTTTTCGTCATCACCGGCGTCGTCGGGGCCGTGCGAGCGGTGCCGACCGTTGACGACTGCCCGAACAGGATGATCGACGTCGTGAGCGCGGCAGTCGCGAACACGGTCGCCGGCGCCGTGCCAGCCAGCACGTTGTCGACGTCTTTCGCTTGCTTGATCGCCGCCAGGCCGAGCCGGCTCATACCCGACGCCTCGCCGCCGATGATCACGCACGCGGTCGCCGCGTCAGCCGTACAGGCGAACGTCACCGTCATCGCGGCCGGCGACGCCGGCGTGAGCTGATTCGCGACGAAGCAGTAGACCGTGTCCGCGCTGACGTTCTTAATCGCCGTCGTCGGGCAGAGGCTGAACGTGATGCCGTTAGCCGACGCCGTCAGCGTCGGCGCAGCGGCCACCGAACCCATCGCGGCGACGTAGACGACGAGCAGCTGCCCGACCGTCGGCGTGAAGCTACCCGAGACGAACGACGTGCCGTCAGTCGTCGAGCCGGTCGCGACCTTGTGCGTCCACGCGCCCACGGGTCACCCCATCAGGTGAGGGTGACCTTGAGCGCGTTCGCCGCGATCGTCAAGGTGTCGCCGATCTGCAACGTGCGAGGCGTGTCGAGCGCCTGCCAATCGACTTTCTGCGTGCCGGCCGTGCTCGCCGAGTAGACGGCAAAGTGCGTCACGATCGTCTGCCCCGTGATGACGGCCGCCGACGTCAGCGCCCCGTTGTTGCTCTTGACCGACGGGTCAGCTGCGCTCGCAGCCGTCCACGCCGCGACGGCCGTGCGGGCGAGATTCGCCGTCTCGCTCGTGCCGTTGACGGACCAGGCGAAAAAGTCGCCGGCGGCGAGCGCGGCGTCGAGAGCGACCTGCGAGGTAGCGATCGTCAAACCCATGGCGAGATCTCCCTAAGCGACAACGGAACCGCCGTACGGCGTCGAGGGACCGATCAGTCCCATGAACCGGGCGATCAGGCCCGGGCCGAGCAGGTGCGGCGTCATCTGCGGCGCCATATCGAGCCCGACCATCTGTCCGCCGGGAGCTTGCTGCGCGTGGAAAACCTGAATGGCGATCCCGAGCCCTGCCTGCGTGACGTTCGCCGGCGGAGCAGCTGCGGCCTCGGTCGTGAGCAGCGGCAGCACCGCGGCGTCGACGGCGTCGCAAACCGCTTGCAGCGCGGCGTCGGAGACGTTGCTCACCGGCACGTCGAGAGCCACGCGGAGCGCCTCGACGGTCACGGTCAGGCTCACGCTCGCCTCTCAGGTTGGGTGCCCCGGCCAGGCGAGGGGGGTCGTGATCCTGGCCGGGGCGTTTCCCCAGGGATGGGGTCTCAGGCGCCGGCGGTGCACTCGACAAACGCGGCGGTGTTCGTGACGACTGCCTTTGATCGAGCCTCGCCGAGAATCGTGATGATGTTGCTCGTGAACGCCGACGCGTGCGAGTCGGTCGCGTAGATCTGAACGCCCGAACGCCGGAACAGCGTCAGGCCCTCGCTGAAATCGCCCACCGTGGCGGTGCCGGCGGCCTGCCCGGTGTAGCTGACGGCCTGCATGCCCCAGAACCGGCTCTGGCCGTTGACGGCGATCAGGCCGCCGAGAGCGGCGAGCGACGCGATGTCGAGCGTCGCGTAATCGGCCGGGTTGAGCAGGACGGCGTTCGGGACGAACCCGGCGGCCTCGACGACGGCCTGACCGACGCGGATCGACTCGAGCAGGCTCGGCCCGACCGGGAGCGCGTTCGTCGGCAGCACGGCCGCGACGAGAGCGGCGCCAAGCGACGCGTGCTGCTTGCGCTGCACGCCGAGCGTCAGCTTGCCGTCGATCAGCGACCGAACCCGGCCGTTGTCCTCGAGCCCCTGCCGAGAGATCTGCGTCCAGTGCGCGATCGTCTCGAGCGTGCCGGCGACGAGCGTCTGGACGAGGGTCGACTCAGGCTTGACGGCGCCCTCGGCGACGACCGCCGAGTTGTCGGTGAAGGTGTCGACGACATAGTCGAAAGCGTTCGTGTCGACGGTCTCGACGTTGACCAGGCTGAACAGCGGGAACAGCTCCCGCGGCATCGGCTGCGGCAGCTGCGTGTGACCGAGCGACGGGAACGATGCGAGCACCGCCGGCGCCCGGAACTCGGCGAGCGACCAGGGGTCGGGGCACTCGACCATCGCGCTCTGGCCGTGCCCGCGGTACTCGCCGAGCACGCCAGAGTCGATGAACACCTGACCCGTCGAGACGAGCCCGGTCGACTCGGCCTGCTCACGCTGGCGGGTCTCGCCGGCGTTCACGCGGCCCATCAGCTCGGCGTAGCGCCGGTTCCCCTCCTGCGCGTCGGCGAACGCGCCGATCCGGACGTCGATCTCGGCGCAGCGGCTTTGGAGCTGGGCCAGCTCGGTCGTCTCGGCGTCGGTCAGGTCGGTGCCGCGCTCGGCGGCCCGTACGGCGTAGCTCTCGACGTTCGCGGCGAGCGTCTCGCGCTCGGTCATCAGCCCTTGCAGATATGCGAGCTTTACGGTCATCGGTTCGGCCTCTCAGTGACGGATGGTGTCAGCGATGCCGGTGACGATGACGGGATGCGATGCCTGTTCGGCGGTCGCCGCGTCGGTCGTGCCTGCGGTCTCCGCCCACCATAGCCCCCGGACATCACCAGGGACGCAGCGGCTCGTCGAACCGATAGGGCGGCGCCGGCGGCAGGACGATCCTCGAGACGTCGACGGCCACGCCGCTCGGCGAGCGCAGCCCGAGCACCGTCGCGCCCTCATACGCGCCGAGCGCGAGCACGGACGCCTCGAGCAGCCGCGCCTCGATGACCTCGCGGACCCCGCCTCGGCCTTTGCGCTCGCGGATCGCGTGGAACCCCACGCTCATCTGGTCGAGCAGGCCCTCGTCGATCTCGGCGATCGTCTGGTCGCCGGCCGGGATCTCAGCGATCCGCGCTTCGCCGACCAGCCCCTCTGGCGTGTCGTCCCAGCGGGTGAAAACGCCGATCGGCTGCGAGTGATCGTGATTGCGGAACAGCTTGATCCGGCGGCCGACCGCTGACGCCTGGTCGCCGGCCGACTTTGCGAACGCGCCCGGCAGGAACCGCTCGCCCTTAGGGTTGCTCGTCATCATCGACGTCTCGCCGTAGGGCACGACGAGCGCCGTCAGGATGCGCTGCCGCTTCAATTCCTCGGGGTGCCGCAGCTCAAGGGTGAATCCGACCTGTGTCACGTCGAGCGTCATGGCAGAGCCTCCGGTGGTGCGTCGAGCGCGGGCGGGTTGGGTGCCGGCACCGCCGGCGGGACGACGACCAGCTGCGGCGGTGCCGGCGGCTCGACGACGTCAGGCTCAGGCAGCGGGTCGAGATCTTCGAGCTCGCGGACCTCGTCGACGGTGAGCCAACCGCCGTCGAGCCCGATCTTGTAGGCGGCGAACCGAGAGGCGTCGTCGCCGCGGAGCAGCCCGCGAAAGTCGATCGAGACGTTCGTGCCGGCCGGCAGCAGCGCCGAGAGCGACGCCTCGAGCCGACGCGCCCACGGC